ATCTTCTTTTACTGAACATTGCTTAATTCTCGGCTTCGTCTCCGTCCGCGCTGACCTGACTTATCAACAAGGTCTTAACCGTATGTGGTCACGCAAAACCCGCTTCGACTTCTATTGGCCTGCTCTTTCTCATATTGGCGAACAAGCTGTGCTTCAAAAAGAAATCTGGGCAAATGGTATTCCTGCTGATGACGACAAAGTCTTTGGCTATCAAGAACGTTATGCCGAATACCGCTACAAACCTTCACAAATTACTGGTCTCTTCCGCTCTACTGCTGCGCAACCTCTCGACGCTTGGCATTTAGCTCAAGAGTTCGAAACCGCTCCCGTTCTCGATGAAACTTTCATCGTTGAAAACCCACCACTAGATCGCGTTATAGCGATCACTACCGAACCGCACTTCCTTTTTGACTCGCATTTCCAAGTACGCACTGCTCGCCCGATGCCGCTCTATGGTGATCCGGGCTTAATTGATCATTTCTGAGGTTCTTATGGACAATGACACTCTTCACATGATTATTTTCGCTAATGTCCTCGCCATGCGTTTTCATCCGCGTAATGGCAAACCCGAAATCCTTGCCGAAATTCAATATGCAATGGAAATCGCAGACTGGGCATCTGCTGAACATGGTCTCCGTCAATCCCAACTCGAACGGGTTCGCGCTATGCGCGAATCCGAACTTTCACATTTATCTAGAGGTCAATAATTATGCCTGCTCTCTGGGGTGCTGCTGCTGCCGCCGCCATTGGCGGCATTAGCTCTTACATGTCCGGTAAATCTTCTGCAAAAGGACAAGCAAAAGCCAATGCACAAAACATCGCTCTATCTAAAAAACAAATGGAATGGCAAGAACGCATGTCAAATACCGCTCATCAACGAGAAGTCGTTGATCTCCGCGCTGCTGGCATGAATCCTATACTTACTGCAACAGGGGGCGTCGGTGCATCAACTCCAACTGGATCTACCGCCCACGTCGAATCCGAAGAGGGCGCCGGAGTCGCATCTGCCTTACAAGCTCTCACCGCAACAAGTCAAGCAGCTCTCGCAAATGCTCAAGCTGCAAAATCAAAAGCTGACGCGGAACTCACAAAAGCACAAACCGGCACAGAACTTACTCGACCTGCTAACGTAGAGGCTTCAACCTCTCTTATGGGCGATCAAGCTACTTCCGCTCGTGCTCAAGCTCATAACCTAAACATGGATTCTCACTACAAAGCTATGGGAACTCGCGTCCTATTCTCTGAAATTGATAAAAACCATGCTTTAACCGATCTCTTCAAAAAACAAGGTCTAACTCAAGACCAAGTCACTCAACTCACCAAAACTAATGTTGCTTCCACTACTGAGCAACTAAAAAACCTTCGCAATGAAGGCAAAGTATCTGACTCTACTTATGGTCAATATCTCAACTATGTAAAACGCTTCTTCGATTCTGTACCCGTATCTTTCGGGGTTCATCGTTAGAAGCAACTCGGCCTCTTGGCCGTTTGCGTTACACGCGAACGGTCATAGGCCGAAACCGCGATAGCGTCCACACTACTTATATCTTACGAGGTCTCTACAATGTCTATTCAACTCTCAAACCGTACAAAACTCATCTCTCCAAAAAACTCTATCACTCAACTTCAACACTCAATAAAACAAAAACAATCTATAGCCTTTCCTATCAACTCTCCCCACACTCGTCAAGAATTCAAAGATGAATCTGACATCAACACAATTATGTCTCGCTATCTCCGCACCGGGGAGCTACCACATGTAAACCTACTAGCTCCCCAATACTTCGACGCCTCTGGCATCGACTTTCAAACTCATATGTCTGCCGTTGCAGACGCAAAATCTCTCTTTGCCGAATTGCCTTCGCACATCCGCTCACGCTTCTACAATGATCCGGGGCGCTTTATCGACTTCTGTGGCGATGAGTCCAACCGTACTGAACTCGCCCACATGGGGCTTCTAAGCCCCGAGGCTACACGAAAAGCCCTCACCCCTGCCCCACCTACCGCCCCCACTCCTAAGGCGCCTCCTGCGCCTTCTCCTGTTCCTGCTCCCCCTGAAGCTTGACTTCTAAAATCTACCTGTGTTATTGATATCCTTGTTGTCAATAACACAGGTGACACCAATTCACCACAAACCACCCTAACCCCGAGGTAACAAACTATGAAACGTTCTAAAATGTCTTCTAAATCTTCAAAAAAGCTCTTCACGAACACTGCGTCTACGACGCACAAAAAAAACCTACAGGCCAACCCTATGCGCGGCGGCATCCGCTTATAGGACACTGGCACTATGCCTTGTTTCCATCCTGTAACTGCGTGGAAAAGCCGGGCGGTTAACCCGTCCGGCAAACGCTCTCTGGTCTTCTCCGCTTCTGCGGGTCTTCCTGATTCCCGTCTCGAAATTCCCTGCGGCGGCTGCATCGGCTGCCGTATAGATAAATCCTCCGCATGGGCTACTCGTCTCATGCACGAATCAAAATGGCACGAACAAAAATCCTTTCTCACGCTCACTTACTCTGATTTCCACATACCTCAAAACGCCACACTCGTCAAAGAACACTTCCAGCTATTCATGAAACGCTTTCGCAAAAAACACGGCGGAAAGCTCATGTACTTCATGTGTGGCGAATACGGCGACCAAACTGGGAGACCTCACTACCATGCTATTATTTTCGGCTGCGATTTTTCTGATAAACGAAAACACTCAAAAACTAAACGTGGCGATCAACTCTGGGTCTCTGACACTCTCGATAAACTCTGGTCACACGGCGACTGCTACATCGGCGAGGTTACCCAAGAATCCTGCGCCTACGTTGCCCGTTACATAATGAAAAAAGTAAACGGCGAAATGGCACACGAACACTACCAACGTCTAAATGAACAAACTGGCGAGGTCTACCAGCTTCTCCCCGAGTACATCACCATGTCTTTAAAGCCTGCTATTGGTAAACGCCACTATGAAAAATTCAAAGACGACTTCTATCCACGCGATCACGCTGTTGTCAACGGCAAAAAAATACCCGTTCCTAAATACTATGACCGGCTTCTCGAGCGTGAAAATCCCGAACTTCTCGAATCTCTCAAATTACAACGTGTTGCCCGCGCTGCTCTAAAGGCTGATAACAACACTTGCAAACGGCTGTCAGTCCGCAAAACTGTCCTTCAATCAAAACTCTCTAAACTTACGAGGTCTCTATGATTAAAAACCTTTATTCCGTTTATGACACTAAATCAAATTCATTTTGTAATCCCTTCGTATCTCAAAATGATGCTACCGCTCTACGCGACTTCACACATGTTGCAAATGACAACTCTACCGAAATTGGCCGCTATCCTGCCGACTTCGCTCTATTCCGAGTCGCTTCTTTCGACTTCGAATCTGCTGTCGTTAAATCCGAACCTACTCCCGTCAATCTGGCTCTGGCCTCCACACTCGTAAGGGCATAACTATGAACTTTCAATCGCACCCACTGCCTAGCGGCTCACAACACAAATTCTCTCAAGTCCCTAAAGCGGAAATCCCCCGCTCTTCCTTCGACCGTTCTCACGGTCACAAAACTACATTCGACGCCGGATACCTTATTCCGTGCTATGTCGATGAAGCATTACCAGGCGACACTTTCAATCTTAAAATGACCGGCTTCGCCCGTCTCGCAACTCCAATCTTCCCTATCATGGATAACATGTATATGGACACTCAATTCTTCTCCGTTCCTATTCGTCTCATCTGGGACAACTGGCAAAAATTCAACGGGGAACAAAAAAACCCCGGCGATTCTACCGATTACACCATCCCACAAATGACTTCCCCTGACGGCGGTTACACTATCGGCTCTATTCACGATTACTTCGGCCTTCCTACTGGCATTGAAGGCTTAGAACACTCTGCCTTATGGCATCGCGCTTACAACCTGATATTCAATGAATGGTACCGCGATCAAAACTTACAGGATTCTCTTCCCGTCCCAACTGATGACGGCCCAGATACTGTTGCTGACTATGTTCTTCAACGTCGAGGCAAACGTCACGACTACTTCACTTCCTGCCTTCCTTGGCCTCAAAAAGGTCCCGGCGTTACTATCCCGCTCGGCTCTATGGCTCCCGTGGTCACAAACTCTGCTAATCCTCTTATGACTGCTATCTCTGGCGCTTTTACAAACAAACCAATGTTTGCAGAAAATGGCGCTGCTGAAGGCTACCTTGCACTCGCTGGCACTGGAAACGCATCTGATGAATCCGTTAAATTTGGTTCCGAAACAGGCTTACAAGCCGATCTCTCGTCCGCTACTGCCGCTACCATTAATTCCCTGCGTCAAGCATTCCAAATTCAAAAAATATTCGAGCGTGATGCTCGCGGCGGCACTCGCTACACTGAGCTCATCCGTAGCCATTTTGGCGTTACTTCTCCAGACGCACGCCTTCAACGTCCTGAGTATCTCGGTGGTGGTACTACCACCGTTAACATTAGCCCTGTTCCACAAACTTCTGCTACTGCTATCTCATCCGAGGCTGGCGAGGTACTCGGCTCTCTTGGCGGCGTTGGTACTGCTATTCTTAATCAAAACGGCTTCACATCTTCTTTTACTGAACATTGCTTAATTCTCGGCTTCGTCTCCGTCCGCGCTGACCTGACTTATCAACAAGGTCTTAACCGTATGTGGTCACGCAAAACCCGCTTCGACTTCTATTGGCCT